TGTTTCTAATCTGCTTTTACCTGTACCAAGCTCTTTTACTTTCACATCATGCGGTAATATATGCTCTTTGTAGTGATAACCCTTTTCATCTAGCACCTTTGCATAGTGGTCTAAACCAACACCGGACATTTCATAAAAGTCTATTATTCTTATTTCTTGCCCTACAAATTGAGCGAACCATAATGACGTACTATCGCCTATTCCTAAGTCCCAAGAGACTGTTACACCAACACTAGGATCATATGGCACTTTTGTAATACGTTTATCCTGGGTAGCTGTTTTCATTTCCATTGCGTAATATGCGCCCTGAATAGCAGCTTCAAAACTACATTCAAACTCTTGTTCGTAACGATCTTCTCCCATAGTTTGTTTAGCTTCTTCAAGTTCTTCTGAGTCTAATATTGACGTTTCAGAAGCCTTAAACATAGCAGCGTACCAATTTCCATCGTTTTGAGCATCGTGCCAAATATCCCAAAAATCATTTTTTCCTTTAGGAGTTCCAATAAATGTCGCTCTTCCTTTACGATCTGATAAACTAGGACGAATAACGGAAGGCCAAGCGTTTGCTGGAAAATCAGCTGGCTCATCTAATACAACGCTATCAAAGTATAAGCCACGCATCGCATCGTAATTATCTGCGCCAAACAGACGGATGCGAGAACCGTTGGGAAAGTCTACTCTCAATTCACTTGCGTTTACTAAGCTACCCTCAACATCTCTTGTGTATTCCAGTAAATAATCCCATGCAATAGCTTTAGCTTGTCTATAATATGGCGCTATATAAGCAACACGAACATTTTTACGCGGTATTGTTAATGAGTCTTTTATTAAATCATTAATAGCGGCAACGGTTTTACCAAAACGTCTATGAGCCACAATAATAGCATAACGCTCTTTACGTTTATGAAATGGTTTGAGCATCTCACGAGGTTTATACTTAATTGTCCTCGTCTTCATTATCCATCCATTTATAAGCTATTACATGTTCACCGTCATTTCCAGAACCCTCAAATTTCTGGGTTTCTTTCCAACCAGCTTGTGTTTTTAAATAAAATATCTGCGCTCCTAAATCACCACCCCTTGCTTTTTGAATTAAATTTTGCGCTACAAAGCCAACCGCTTTAGCTTTACCCTTTTTATACTGTGCAGAAACTTCTTCATCTCTCTCCATAATATCATAGAATACACGTCTACTTATACCAAAATAATCTGCAATTTGTTCTACGTTAAGCACAGCAGCTAAGGTTTCCAACTCACCCTTTTGTTCTTTACTAAGCTTTATTGGTGGTCTGCCACCCTTGTTTTTTTCATTCATCTCATAACCTATTGAAAAACCTGCGTAAAATGTAAGAACGCGCTAAAGATATGACAGTGAAAGCTAAAGAGATAGACAGGGCTTTTTGTGTTGTTACGTCATAACCGTGCATAGGTAGTATAACATAAGTTGCTGCGGTTGCGATTGTGTATCCTATTAGCACGTTAGTAACCGCTTCTACTCCACTCATTACGCGGCTTTGCATCTGACCGCCTTTAAATCATGGTAAGTTTGTCCTGTTTCCTTTAAAACTGCGGTTTCGCCAGTGTAGTTTTGCCAACGTTTAATAATCACATCTGCAAACTTTGGATCATATTCCATCGTGAATGACCGCAAACCATGCTTTTCTGCCGCAATCAATGTTGACCCTGAGCCACCAAAATAGTCTGCTATTGTTTTCGCGCTGACGTTAAATCTTTTGATAATCCATTCCATCAATGAAACTGGCTTTTGCGTGGGATGCACTCTGTTTGTCTTTTCACTCACTTGCGTAAATTGACGAACAACACTTCTAAAGTTAGCCCACGCTAATTCACAATCGGTTTGATCGCTTTGTCCATTGTTCTTGTCCCAAACAAGCCAACATTCGCTGTCAGGTAAAACAGAACAATAATAATTTGCCCCCCACCATATTTGTTTTGAGTTTGGATATAAACCATAGATCAGCGTAAAGGCATCCTTTGCAACATCTGGAGTGTCATCTCCTAAAATATCAATTCCGTAACTTTTCGTTAAAACGGAAGACTTACTGACAGCATTCATTCCATATGGTGGGTCAGTGTGTATAAGGTCAGGTGTCACTCCATCCATAAGTTTCGCAATTGCATCAATACTTGTGCTATCACCGCACATTAGCCTGTGGTTGCCTAGTATCCAAACATCACCCTCCACCGTTACAGGTTGTTCTGGTGCATTTGGAACCTCGTCCTCGTCGGTCAAACCTTCCTTTTCTGGCTCTTGCAGCAGCTTCGCCAGTTCATCAGCGTCAAAACCCGTGAGGCCAAGATCAAAGTCCATGTCCTTTAGTTCGGCAAACTCAATGGACAACATATCGTTATCCCACCCTGCGTTTAGAGCTAGTTTGTTGTCGGCTATGACGTAAGCTTTCTTTTGTGCGTCCGACCAACCAACAGCCGTTATACATGGAACTTCCTCTAAGCCTAACTTTTGCGCGGCAAGTAAACGCCCATGCCCAGCTATAATTTCATTATTAACATCTATCAGAATAGGGTTAGTAAAACCCCATTCATTAATACTTGCTGAAATTTGTGATATTTGTTCTTCACTGTGAGTCCTGCTGTTTCGTGCGTAAGGTATTAAATTTTTTACTTTTTTTCGCTCTATTTTATCAGCTGGCCAAGTTAAAGTTTTTTTCATTTAGTCCGTCCATACTTGGGTGCGTCTATATATGGTATTATATTATATATTTGCAAAAAGAAAAGCCCCTACGGAGCAGATCACATAGGGGCAGTTGAGGCAACCTCACATTGGGAGGAGTATGAAGCAGTATCGCCCCAATGTAGAGTAACACAAAAATGTGTTATTTGCTATTATCATATTCTGTCTATTTTTTCTACAGCTAAGTATTCTTTGTATGGCTGTAGATCATGCTCAGTTATTAAACCATCATTTATTAATTCTTCACCTAGCTTACCATTGATATAAAACTCACTTACTGGCTCACCACGTTTAATTCTGTTGGCGTTAATTACCTTTGGATCAGGATACCAGGTTGCAGAAACACCAGAAGCCTCACTATCACTTGCAATACTAACTTTAATTGCTGTGGCAATATCTGATGCTTTAGGCCATGACCTGGACATATGTGCAGCTTTTATTTTTAACTCAGCACGTTCAAATGCTCCAGATATAATCTCTTGGTTACAATCATTAGGAAACAATTGATTTAATGCTTTAGAAATGATCTCTATTTCTTTTGCTTTTACGTCTTCATCGTGGCGTAAGTGCATAGGAATAGAATAGCTACTTAATAAGTTTTCTAATTCTTTTTTAATTAAATTTATACGATAACCATAATTCATTAGTTTATACCTTTTTTAACTTCTAATATTCTTTCCATAGCCTTCTTGTATTCTAAACTATCTTTACCAAAAAGTGTACCAAAATACCAATCAGGTTCTATAGATTGCCAACCTTTTTCCTCACACATTGCCAAAGCATCTTCTGGCGTTCCACCACCAACAAAAATATATCTTAACTTCTCAGCTAATCTTTTTGCTGCTGTTTCTGTAAGCTCTTTTTTAATTCCCTTGCGATATTTAATAAAACTATCTGCTGAATTTTCTTCTACTAACCATTCACATAAAATAGTCCTAACACTTATATTAGGTTTAATGGATGGTTCTAAGGATGGTTTGGGTGCAGCAGATGCAGGGGTAGGGGTGCAGCTGCTGCGTGGGTAGGGGTGCATCTGATGCAGGGGTGCAGCAGTTACATGGGGTTCTCTAGTGTTCTCAAGCGTTCCAATACGTTCCAGGTTAATAGAATAGTCTATAGTGTATCCAGTTTTACACTTTTTCTGTCCAGCCTCAGTTAATAAACCTGAAGAAACCATATCTCTCACATTTGTTTGAAGCGTTCTAATAGCCATCTCCAAATCAGCAGCCATATTCTTTTTGCTAACCCAGATACCACTGCCATCATCACTAGCCTTGTCTGCCATATACATTAGGATTGCTTTTTGAGTAGTAGAACCAATCCGTTTTGTTTGGACTAAATTACTTACTAAATTTGACAATTTT